ACATTATCCGTTTCATAGTCAATGTTAATGACTGGATAATTAGGGTTGACGGCCATAATACATTCAATGAGTAGCTGGCCAAGTTCATCGGTTTCAAAGGCCCCTGTATAGGTAATGACACGGCCATTACGCTCCGCTTCCTTTCGATGTACGCCCCATACGAGTTGGAGCGTATACGAATAGGAATCAGCAAGCCCTTCGGACTTTGAATCCATAAGGACTATAACGCATGGGCAATCCTCTTCGAGGGGAGCCCCTGCATCGTCATACCCTACGAATATGGATAGGTCCTTACCGTACTTTTCTTGACAGAACTCATTGATACGATCATTATCCTTAATAGCCTCAACCCATCGGTTCGCAATCACTGCGAGTGGAATTGTTTGCATAGCTACCTCACTTTGTATACTCGATTACTGGAGCCCCATGAGGTATTACCGAGTGCGTACTCACCGATTTTCTTTTCAAGAAACGGTACGAGTTTAGGCTGAAGGGCGTTACGCATCGGGCCGAAGGTTTCACGAGGTTTAATGGTGAAGGTCGTTTTCCCCTTGGCCAACTGGAACCCATGCGCGAATAATTTCTTACGCATATTTTCCGTAATTTCCTTGGTGTAGCCCTTCTCTATCTGTTCCCCTAATTTCTTAGCAGAATTAGATAACCATCCAACTTTAACCGATTCAGACTTAGCGTCGTACTGGTACCCTACGGCCCGGTACATTTTGCCGAGTGGCGTGTATCCAACTGTACCGGCTTTTACACCGCTTGCGATAAGTTCATCACGAGACTTGTGGGTCCAGCCTTCGCGGTCTGCTTTTCCGCCGTGCCGATAGGCTCTTCTAACCTTAGCACCGAATGCCGCTTCGAGTTGTGCCCTCATAGCCGGTGGCATGAAGCTAGCATACTTCTTACCGCCTGGTGCTCCGGATTTAATGCCCTCCTTGATAGCCTTTGACATCATGAACCCCATCGACTTCATCGCCTTACGCATCCAATCGGGTTTCGTTTTAGCAATAAATTCGAGATACGGTGTAGCCCCATCATTAATGGTGATAGGTTCATTACTCATGGTCTCACCGTCCTTACGTTGGCCACGATTTCCAGGCAATGCATCTTATCATCGCTATCGGAGATATGATCCACATACCACTTCTTGCCATGGATATAGATTTCATCCTTCGCCTTAGGAAGTGGTATATCTTTGGTTCGTATCCATATCTTAGCCTTATCAGCTAATCCTGTTACGAAGCCTGAGCCCTTGCCATCGTACTCACCGATTTCCACGCTCGCCTTGATGGTCTTACCTTCATATGTGATTTTCTCACCAAATGCCCCCAAGAGGACGTTTTCATCGTATGTATACATATTTGTACCTCATAGGTTTAACGGGGGCGTATGGCCCCCGTCATCCTCATAATATGGCTATTACTATGCGCCAACTTTGACAGCTTGCACTAGCATAACTGTAACAGTATCTTGCGTAGCAGTTTTTGGAGCTACCGCGATACCCAATGGTTTACCGCCAGTTTTAACAGCTTTATCTGTCAAGAAGTTAACTACGTCACCGACTTCAAATGTAGCAGCTTTGTCAGCATTTACTTTGAATACGCCAGTTACTTTAATGGCGCCGACTTCACCTTGTTTCATATCGGTGATAGCCACACCATGTAGCGCACCAGCTTCTACGATATTACCGGCTTTGACTTCTGCAGTTGCTGTAATGTCAATGCGGTCAGTTTCTTGTACGAATTGTGTCATCATATATCGTTACCCCCTAATTATTTACCAGCATTTTTGTAAAGGCCACGGAAATCAAGTGCACGTACACCTACGTCCAATGCAACCTTATATTCGATACCGTCTACATCGAAGCCTTGACGAGTTTCTAAGCGTGGAGCTTCTACGCCGTTCAAGAATGTAGTTTCAATAGTATCGTGTTGAGTCGCATCCGCTACTAAGTACCATGCATCTGGGTCAGTGATTTCTGCATCAGCGATAACAGTGAATCGACCTTTGTATGGGTTAACCACACCGGAGTTAACACCTGCCACGTCTGCAGTGGAGTTCATGAGTTGGTATGCTACCATTTCAAGTTCAGGTGGAACGATTAAGTATTTAGGTGTGATATTAAGCGTAGCCGTACCTTGGATACCCTTTTGACGACGCATAGCAGTTACTGCTTGAGCAATAGCTTTTACGCTTAATGCTTCACCAGTTGTCGCAACGTTACCGTGTTTGCTATGGAACAATGTAACGCCATCTTCCATTTCTACGTTACCTGTCAATTGTGCGTATACCATTTTGTTCACCAAACGTTTAGCCGCGGAGCCAAAACGAGTTGCGATAGCGGAGAACATACCAAGGTCATCGTTGATGATTGCTTGACGTGTTAAGCTGAATAATTTGCCGTAAGTAGCGACTTTAGTACGCGCGGAAGCTTCCTTGAATGTCATAGCTTTGAATTGGCTACCTTCTGGAACTAATTCCAAGTCGCCTGCTTCAGACAACGCTACGCGTGTAGCTTCCTTGAAGTCGCGGTTAGAGCCTTTACCCGCCCACAATTGGTATGTGGTTTCTGCTTCGTTAAAGCCATTCATTACGGATTTATTCGCCAAGTTGGACATGATAGCAGGGAATGTGGATGTGGAGTTAATAGCTTCACGAGCCAATTCCAAATTATCACCAAAGTTAGCACGAAGGCCTTCACGTTGTAATGCTTCACGTGCTAATTCAACTAAGGAATGTGCGCGTAATTCGTTAGCGCCTGGCGCCGGTTCAGATACTTGAATACCTGCCGCCATTAATACTGCATCTTGTGCAGCTGCACGGAATTTATCGGATTCAGATTCGCCCATTTTCACGGACACGCCTGCGTTACGTGCACGCAATTGGTCCATAACCATTGCACGTGCTTCGTCAACGGATTTGCCCAATACGATTGCTTCGTCTGCGCCTTCAACATCGAAGTCGCGGAACATAGCAGTAATTTCAGAAGTACGTTTACGTTCTTCTTCCATAGCTTTCGCCAATTCTTCTTTTGTGATACCGCCTTCAACTGGAGCGGATTTCACTTCTGGAGTTTCAGTCAATTTTTCTTTTTCATCCATACCTTTGTTTTCCTCCTGTGTGTCAATACTTGTATGAATTTGAATATCATCTGCACTGCGACCTACGCCGACCGTAGGGTCTGCAGGTACGGATACAATGCTGATTTCTAAAGGTTCCCAATCCGTTATTACATATGTGTCCGGCCCTTTGAATCTGCCATTACTGGATACAGAGTCTTTCTCATCAAGCGCTTCATAGTGTTTAATAGAGTATCCAACGCTAACACCTTGAAGCGTACCGGATTGGACTTTCTTGAATATGGCGTCGGATTTTTCATCATCGTCAAAGCGTACTAGCGCTTTACCTCGATTATCTTCAATCCACACCTTTTCGATATGCCCCACGACCGCATCACGATCATGGTTAAATAGCACGGTGCCTAAGCCATCGTTAAATCTATCGAGATTGATACATTCTTCATCATGGCAAAGGATTTCATCGCCGAACCAACGGCCATATGGCGTTTCGGAGGAGAAGGAAAGTTCTACCGTCCGATTGTCGGAGTCGACTTGGTCAATCGTAGATTCACGGCAATAGTTACCATAAATGCCACGTTTTTCATTTTCGTCCATTGTTAGCCATCAGCTCCTTCCTGTGATTGTTGGACGTTATCGCCACTATCTGGGTCCATCAATGGTTGCAACTCACTGGAATAATCTAGTAACACCCCGAGCTCCTTGGCTCTGTCCTGTTCGAGTTTTCGTTGTTCAAGAACTTCTTCCCAATCACGCCCAGATGCTGCGCACACATCCTCTAAGGTTGTAAGGCCGGACTTGATAGCTTCCTTATTTGCGGACACTTCCTTAACTGGGTCTATCCACGACCAACCTGGGGCGAGCCAAGATACTTCTTGGTACTTGTCCTTATTCGCCAAGTAGTCAGATGGTAGTTCACCGGCTAGGTACAATGCGTCAATAAAGGCTTTCCAAATCGGCATGCAAAAGTGTGCGATAACAAATGTTTGCCATTGTCGGAAGGTCTTTTGGTCCTCTAACAGATTTTGCCTTGCTGCTGAGAAGTTACCTGATATATTACGAGCCACGATATCCGCGCTCATTCCTAGACCAGAGGATATTCTCCGTGTCTGAGTTACCGAATATTCACTAGCAGTCCCTGCATTACGTTTAGGGTCTGCAAATTCAATGGATTCACCAGGACTAAGGTGTCTAACCATCCCCGGTGCTAGTGTCATATTAGGACGCCCTTTACTATCCCGTGGTAGCATCGTCGTTTGACGTGCTGAGTTTTGAGAGGTAATGAACGCGCTATAACATGCGGATACACGTGCAGCAATTAAGTCTGCGTCCATGTATTCATCAATATCGTGGATACGGCGAAGGACTAATGCCAGGTGGCTCATACCTCGAAGTTGAGAGGTTCGAGTAGGCTTGAATAATAAAAACGCCTGGTTAGTAGTTAGCCGTAATGCGTCGAAACTGCGTAGCCCCATTGGATCGCTTTGATATACGTGATACGCAACTGGTCTCCCATATTC